AGGACATAATGCTGCTAATAAAGGAACCGATAAATGGGATTGGGTAGGGTGTCATGTTGTTACACAAAATCCAAGTCCAACTGGCGAGTATGCTATTAGCCCAAATCCATTAGAAGATCTTCCAGTAGGAGCAAAGATCTACTTTAAACAACAAAGCAAAGATGGAACTGTTGGCCCTGTTACAACTGGCAAACCTTGTTAAGGTGCCTAAGTCAGAACTGCCCATTATAGGTGGACTAGATCAGTTTATGGAAGATGAAGACTGGGCTATAATTTTTGATAGAAATGGCAGAGTTAAAGGTTTGTATATCCCAGAGACAGCATCAGACAATGATGAAGATGTCCCTGAGGAAATTATAGAAATACTAGAAAGGGCAGGGATCGACCTTGAAGATGATGACGACATCATAGACCCTGTAATACACTGATGAATATAAAACGAACTATCCTATTCATATTAGTAACGTTAGTGCTGACAGCACAAACTGCATTTACTATTAGTTATGGTTTTGAAGTATCTGGAAGTAAACGAGTTCCAATTCTTGTTCCCAGAGATCAAAATCTTAGAGATGCTCAACCGGTCCAAGCTCGAATTCTTAGCGTTGATGAAGCGTTTGAACACCATAACATAGTGCAAGCAGCACCCCATAAATGTTTTTATGAACGTGAAGCCATAAACCCAACTGATAGCCGTAACTGGCTTACTAAAATAATCAATCCTCGCGGTCCAGTTCATTACGAGACCCACCGCAACTGCTATGCTCAACATGAACAAGTCGTACAACGTGTTTTCGTAGGATATATTGTTACTCATGAAGCAGGTGGTCAAGTTGGGCGTACTTTTACTACAAGCCGTCCTAGAGGGAGATACATTACAATTATGTCTAAATAGGTTGACCATCTTATAGCTATTTGCTATAATGTATATATTGAAAACAACTAAACAGGAGTCTATCCAATGAATACAGATGTTACATATGCAGCCAACGAGGCGATTTTCGGTTTACAACTTAGAACTAACCAGGCTGTCAATTTTGTTGTTCGTAATGCTAAAGTTGACAAGACTACTGCTAAACAGGCTCTCAAAGCAGTTATGACTGGGTATAAAGAGACCACCGTAAATGAAAAAGTATAAAAGGAATGGGCCAAACAAACGAACCAACGATTAACGAGCAGGGCGAAGATATTGCCCGCTCGTTAATTTCCGCTATGGAACACAAACTAGAACAACACGGAGAACTAGATTTATATGACGTCTTTTGTGAATGGTATGAAGAAATGGATCAACTTCCTCATGTTGAATTATGGTTACGTAATCGCAGTGATGATAGTAGGATTGGTCCTCTTGATGTTAAAACCTTTCTAGGCAATTAACAAAAATCTGGACAGGTGACTGAGAGGCCGAAAGTACTCGATTGCTAATTGAGCGAACCTTAAAAAGGTTCCGTGGGTTCGAATCCCACCTTGTCCACCAGATGGGGTCACTACCTAATAGGTGCGATACTGACCACGGTTAGTCAGAAAGTCAAAAGTAAAAATTTAGTCTCAATCATACAAGGAGAAATCGATGACTAACAAGCAAGACCGGGTATTAGTTGCCCTTAAAGACGGTCAATCTTTGACCGCAAAGCAAATTGAAGCACGTTTTGGCGTGGGCAATGCCCGCTCAACTGTTTCAGCTCTACGCATGAAGGGCTTTCCCGTTTATGCAAATCGCCATGTTGATACAAAAGGTCGTAAGACTACTAAGTATCGTCTTGGTACAGCTCGTCGTGCAGTTATTGCCGCAGGCTATCGCGCTCTAGCTAGTGCATAATTGGTAAGGGAGGAGGACTAGTCCTCCTCCCATCCTTTTATAAATATATGTGATGGGTAAATCCGATTACTACGAAGCTGAAGGCAAAATTACTAGTCTTATTCCAGGAGGAAAATTTTTAGTAGAACTTGACAACGGCGCTGAAATAACAGGACATTTGAGTGGCAAAATGCGCTTAAATAAAATAAATGTACTAATTAACGACCTAGTTACAGTTGAAATTAGTCCATATGACTTAACGCAGGGAAGGATAACGTACAGGTTTAAATAATGGAACCTTTTAAATGCAAAGTTCGAGGAACTATTCATGGATACGAATCTTGCACTAGTGGCGTAGATGAAGACTGGGTTCCTAATTGCAAATGCGAAGATAACATCTGTCACCGTAATATACTAACAGGTTGTGGTTGCGGAGAGAAAATTTTAAACTTTTACGAGGTAAAATATTGATAACACTTACTGAAAATGCAAAAAACTACTTAGAAAGTATTAAAGGAGACTCCTTTGTTACTCTGAGCGTTAAGGGTGGTGGTTGCAGCGGCTTTCAATACGTATGGGGATTACATAAAGATGATTCCGAGTATACCTGGAGTGATCCAATTGACAATTGTTTAGTATTAGATCCGCTAGCAGAGATGTACGTTTTAGGAAGTCAAATTGATTACGTAACTGAGCTAGGAGGTAGCTTTCTAGCAGTAAAGAACCCCACTTCTACAAGTTCATGTGGATGTGGCGAGAGTTTCGGCTTATAATTTAACTTACAAATTTAACTAAATACCATAAACTAAGGATTGTTTATGGCCGCACCAGTATGGGAAACACCGCCCGGCAGTTTAGGTACTATTGTTGAGCAAGAGTTTTATCAAATTCAACTAAGTGCTAGTAACACCGCATCATACGAATATCTAAGTGGAGTATTGCCTCAAGGCATACGTGTAACTAACACTGGCTTGACTGAAGGATATCCTAAAAACGTAGATTACATTCAAGGCGTTCCAAAGGCTGTCACAAAAGATACAACTAGTCAGTTTACTGTAAGAGCATCAAGCGAAGACGGTTTAGTAGCTGATCGTGTTTTTACCCTAACAGTTACAGGGCCAGATGCACCGATTATTGATATATTGCCAACCAGTGACCTAGGTGATTACTTTGACGGAGAATTTATTAGTGAACAACTAACAGCAACAGACGAGGATCCTGGAGATACACAAACCTGGAAACTAATTGCTGGCGAGTTACCCACAGGCCTTACACTGAGTACAAGTGGCTTACTAAGTGGATGGTTAGAGCCGCTGCCAGCGGAAACAGGTGACAGCGGGTTCGATGTAAACAACTTTGACATAGGTAGTTTAGATTTTAGTGTAATTAGTAGAAGTGTTACATACAAGTTTACGGTACAAGTAGCAGATTCTGGCGGATTAACTAGCTCTAAAGAGTTTACAATTTTTGTAGCTAGTAAAAATACATTGCAAGCAGATACTACTTTATATACAGCAGATAGTTTTGCACCAACTGTTGATAGTAGTTTAATTGGTAGCAAGATTACTAGTGATTCGTCAAATAAAAGAACACCTCATATGGTAACAAAACCAGCAGATTTTGGTGAAATATTACACGACAATTATTACTCATTCCAGTTTATTGGAGCAGATTTAGACAAAGATCCTATAATGTATAGTATAACAACTGGCGATGGCCTGGGTTACGATGCTGATGGCAGTAATTTTGATATGGCTGGATTGGACCGAGGAGATTTAGAATTACCTCCTGGAATGACACTGGATACAACAAGTGGGTGGTTATCTGGTTATATTCCAGTTCAATCAGCAACAACAAAAGATTATAAATTTGGTATTCAGGTATACAAGAAAGACCATACAGAATTCATTAGTGAGATAACATTCTTTACATTAACTATAATCGGTAACGTAGCTGGGATAGTGACATGGCCCACAGCAGATCTAGGTACAATAGATACTGGCAGTGTTAGTGAACTGGATGTTTCAGCTACTATAAGCAATAATAAGTCTGTAGTATATGAGTTAAAAACAGGAAAAGACAACAATCTTCCACAGGGACTAAAATTAGAACAAACTGGCCTTGTAACTGGCCGTGCAAGTTTTGAGTCTTTTATGGCAGATACTGGAACTACAACGTTTGATAAAGATGATACGCTAATTACAGAAACAACTTTTGAGCGTGAGTTTAAATTTTCAGTTAGAGTATATAGTTCAGATTTAACTATTGATACGTTCCAGGAATTTACTGTAACACTCACTCCTAGCAGTTTTAAACCATACGAAGCATTATATGTAAAAGCATTACCAGTAATAGAGCAACGAGATCTTTACGCAAGTCTTGTTAATAACTCAGATGATATTGCTACAGAAGATGTATATAGATTAGGAGATTTAAACTTTGGTGTTCAGAAAGAAGTTAGAGCTCTTATCTCAAGTGGATTAAACCCAGTGCCTACAACTGATTATGTTGAAGCAATGGCATATAACCATCATAACAGTGTATTAAGGTTTGGCGATATTAAAGTAGCACATGCATATGAAGCAGACGGAAAAACTGTTAAGTATGATGTAGTTTACGTAGATCTAATAGATAGAAATCAGGGAATAGATCCAACTAGTAAATTGTCTAGCCCAGCAGCCCAACAAATTGACCTACACAAACAACAAAGCGTAACGGCTATGACAGGTTTTAACGCACCATTAACAATAGACAGCCATCAACTAAGTGTTGATAGCAGTGGGTTTAAAGCGGCTGATGGAAATTACAGATATGCATATCCTAATGCTATTGAAAACATGCGTTCCAGGATATCAACAGGCGTTGGATATGCTGTATTAGAGCGTTTAACTTTGCCACAGTGGATGCAGGATAAGCAGTTAGACGCAAATAGTGTGGTATTAGGTTACACATTTGCGGCTCCGTTGGTATATTGCAAGGCTGGAAGTGGAGATAAAGTTGCATATCTTCTTAACCAAAGAACTAACATTGATTTAAAGAAGATTAGCTTTGAAATAGATAGATTTATACTTGACAATAATCTTAGCAAAAACTATAATAAGACAAGTGGAGAATGGACTAGTGCAGCTGAAACAACATTTGATGTGGCTCAAGCTGAAACTAATCCATCAATAACAGATAAGTCTACATTTGATGGCGGAGGAACTAGATTCTTCGCTAATGTAGATGCATATGCTGCACCAGATGAAAACGATCAGTTTATTAAATTTCCAAAACGAAGTCTTTTCTATTATGATAGAAGTTCTTCAGGTTTCGAATATAATAATAACAGTTGATAAATAATATAGTTGCACGGAGACAATAAAGAATGGCTAGTAATATTAATTCAAATAACGTAGATGGCACATATCCTATCGCTGGACAGGATAATGACACTCAGGGTTTTCGTGATAACTTCACAAACATCAAAACAAATTTCACTAATGCTAAGACAGAAATTGAAGATCTGCAAAGTAAAGTAGTATTAAAGAGTGCCCTTACTGGAACAACTTTAAGTAACGCTGGCGGAGGCGCTATCATAAGCGACTTTAAGTTGCAGGACATGAGTGAAACTCGTGTAGCAAAAGGCACAACAAGTGGAACAGTAACTTTTGATTACACAGGTGGTGGTTATCAAACAGTAACAACCAGCGGAAATATTACTATAGCATTTAGTAACTTCAGTGCAAGTGGATCACTTAGTAGATTACGTGTAGAAGTTACAGTAGCCAATGTGGCACACACTCTTACACTTCCAAGCAGTGTAACTATTGGTGCAGACACTCTTCAAGGCATTGTTCCATCAACTAAAGTTATTACTTTTGATGCTATTGGAACATACATTTTTGAATTTACAACAGACGATGCTGGAACCACTGTTGTTGTAAATGATTTAACACGCACAAGAGTTAAACTAGACGTTCGTACTCCTGCTAACGTAGGACGAAGTGGCGATGTTGCAGGCTTTACATCTGTAGACAGCAGTTACATATACGTTTGTACAGGCTCATATGATGGATCAACAGTTATTTGGAAACGTGCCGCAATTAGTGCATACTAGGAATTATTATGAATGAATACGGAGCACATTTTTTCAGAAAATATATTAATATTTTAGGCGAAGATGAACAACAAGAGTTACCATTGGGTTTACTAGATAATCGTAAGACTTTTAGACACGAGGATCTTGCATGGATTATCGATTCAGACAATTTAGAAATGGCATATGCAGTGGAATTAGGTGCTAAAGACCTTGCAGAAAAATCAAGAAGAAAATATGAAAATTTAACTCCTGAACAAAAAGAAAAATATTTACTCAAATCTTATTACGAAATAGATAGTCAAGGAGGTTGGCACTCTCCAGGCATGCCCAAGGGATGGTTACCAGATTAGGACAGACTAGGAATTATTATGACATATATGAATAAACAAGAATTTCAAAAGTTACAAGAAAAAAGTAGCATTAACGGCAATAACCTAAGGGAAAGGGATTAGACAATGAACAAAGATCAATTTAAAAATCTACAAGCAAAACTAGAGAGCATCTGGAACGAAGATAGTTTTATCGTCAATGATGCCCCAAGACAAGCGCCTGCAGGAACAGCAGGTCAGCCTGGCTCAAAGGGTCCTAAAGATGCTGAGAAAGTAATGGTTGCTAAAGATGCTAGAAAGCTGCCGCCGAATCGGAGAAAGAGGGACGCCTGGCGCGTTTCCCAGGGCCTGGCGAATCTACGTGCAGCACCGAACCTTCGTCACCTGGCGAAGCTACGTAAAGAAGAACAAGCAACAGTCTCTGAAGCAACACAAGGCCCAGGAGTAGATGCAGTAATGGAACTTATAGACATGGGCGTTAGCAAAGAAGACTTGTTTGATCAAATGATGCGTGATCACAGTGATGACGAGCTCTTGTCATTTGCAGACGATTACCGTCGTATGAATGACTTCCCTGGAATGGAAGACTAGGAACTAAGATGAACACACCACAGGAATTTAGAAAACTAATTGAATCTATAGAAGTCCAGGAAGCAGCAGACGGTCCTAAAGAGCAACTCATGGACATCATGGAACAACTACGCCAACTATCCGCCGAGGCTGCTGGTATTATGGCAGAGCACTTCCCCCAAGCTCATCAGCAAGGCGATGCATACGGTGCATTTAATTTTGGTAGCAGTAACAACCAGTATGACACTTCATTTGAAAGCATTTTAAATTCTTTAGACGATGAGAGTGATAGCAATTTTGAAGATGCTGCTAATGAATTAGATAGTCTAATTAGAAGCGGCATGGATGATGAACAGGCCCTTCAGAAAGTTGCCAGTGAATATGATGTTCCTATTGAAGAACTAGAAGATTACATGGGTAGATAAGAAACATATTGCATTAAAAGACTCCTGCTAGTATAATATAAACATATTGCAGGAGTTTTTTTATGACACAAATTGATCTAAACAAATACAAAGAGTTTGTAGATGCTGTAACAAGCAAAGAGAGTAAAGCAAATAATGAATATATTATGCGGTGGACTACACTTGTAAACCAACGCAATGCTAACCTACCCCGAATGTTAACAGCATGCCTAGGCCTTAGTGCAGAAGCAGGCGAGTTTACTGAAATTGTTAAAAAAATTGTATTCCAAGGCAAACCAATGGATGATGACAATATTTTCCATATGAAGCGTGAGCTTGGCGATGTTATGTGGTACTGGATGCAGGCTTGTATGGCATTGGATCTAGATCCTAATGATGTTATTGCAGAGAATGTAAATAAGTTACAAGCAAGATATCCAGACGGAGAGTTTGATCCATACTACAGTGAGAATAGACAGGAAGGCGATCTTTAAATGCATCCATTAGCACCAGACTTTGATGACATGCCAGACGAAAAACTAAACGAAAAGATAAAAAATCTTAACTCTAAGATGGTGTCTGCATATAGATCTGGGTCTCAAGCTGTTGGGCAAATGCGTATGCTAATGGACGATTACCAAGAAGAAAGACGACGTCGCGACAAGGAGTCTTTAGACAAATTAATGGAACAGAGTAAGGAAGATGGAAATGATTGGGACGATATTATCGATATCGGGTAACACATTATGATCGAAGTAGCAAATGATAATGTTATTCAAGCCCGTGAATTTTGGAATGCAAAGGTTAACAAGATTATTCAGAACTTCGAATATGGTCGAATTACCATGGAAGGTATGGTAGATGAATTGGCCCTGATGGGTTATGAAAAAGAGCAGGTATGGTCTCTTATTAGTGAAGATGAGGATTATTAATGATTACTATTAAGCATAAATTTTTAGCTAGCGTTGTTATTGAAGGGCAAATTTTGCCAAATAGTTGGGATATGAATCTTAATTTAATTCCCAACGAGTCTATACATAATCATCATGATATTGCAATTGCTACTGATAGAGTAAACGTGTGGATTGAAAGCATGCTTGACAACAGTATGCTTGTAGGGCCACAGGATATGTTAACACTTAAAGAAATGTCCATGCATCCTTTTGCTATTGGTGTTCATCCACTGCCTGACGAGCCGTATGATAGGATATTATCAATTTGCTTATACACTAAAATTAGTAGTATAATGGAGAATAAGATGTTTGTAGATAGCATCTGGCTTGAGAGTTACCAGAGTGAAGGAATTAGTCACACATATTGCTCTGATGACGGTGATACAGCATTGTTAAAAAATCTAGCAGTGCCAGGACAAGAAGAATTTGCTGAGTATTGGTACAGGAAAGATCCAGTGTTCTTCAGAGTAGACAATGAAGGTGTTACTCTTACTGAGCAAAGTTGGAAAGACCTTGGATTATCATTTGATGCTGCTAATACGTCGGATGGAAAGGTAGTGCCAATTACAAAAAGTAAATTTAAGCCAAGAATTATCCCTGGCGATAAAGGAGATGACAGCATTGCTTGAATATGATTTATACGGCAGACAAATTTACTCGCATGATGATGCAGTAAATGCCTTGTATATTAATCCAAATCTCGACCTAAGAAGTTTAGATATTAGAGATGTAGAACAATTTAATCGTGCTAGTGCGTTACTATACACTGGAACAAAATTGGAAAGCGCAGAAACACCAGAATGCACACCTGAAGAATATCACAAGATGAATCAGCAAAATTGGCATATGCCGGTTGAGTATAAAGATATAGACATAGCAAAGTGGTGTTTAGACAGATGTGAAAGTGATGAACAAAGACAACGTGTAGGAACAGAGTTACTTATGTATCAGGAACGAGATCTATTTTCTCTACTACAGTTCCTATGTTACATGGTTGATAAAATGAGGGAACATAATATTGTATGGGGTGTAGGTAGAGGATCAAGTGTAGCAAGTTATGTGCTATACTTAATCGGCGTACACAAGATTGATAGTTTATATTATGATCTTGACGTAGCAGAATTTTTACGATAAATATAATATACGCATATTAAGGAGTATTTCAATGGCAAAACGGCCCAATAAGATATATCGAACAGCTGCAGGACAAACAGTTGATTTTGGCGCACTACTAAGTCAAAATGAAACAGTACCAGCAATTGGCAACATGAATGTTAATGCTAGAGGTGACGAGATCGCCCCCAGCGGAGACATTGTAAAAACCAGAGATCAAGTGATGAAAGAATACCATCAAATGAATACCATGGTTCCACAAGACGGCAGAATTCCAGAAAGTGCTGATGATAATTGGCAAGACTGGGAGCCAAAAGTAGAAAAAGAGCTAGTAAAAAATAACGCACCAGCTGTAGAAGATGTAGCTGAAGAGACAGTGGTTGCAGAAGAAGCACCAGTAAACGCTCAAGAAGAAGTGGTTGAAGAAGTTAAAGAAGAACCACGCCCAAGTGCTGGACTAGCAAGTGCAGTTGCCGCGGCAAAGACGGTAGGCTCGACAGTTAAGAAGCCAACTAAACCCAGTGAAGTATCAGGAGTAACCAGACTTTAAAATGCCAGTATCAAATACAAATATTACCGGAACAGTTAGCCCATTGCATGATGGTGTTCTTGTAAAAGAAATGAAATTCGATCAATTGACCACAAAGAGTGGCATAATTATTCCTGGTGATGATGGCATAGGCAGAGGCGTTCATCCACGCTGGGCAGAAGTAGTTGCCATCGGTCCAAAACAAGAAGATGTAACAATTAATCAGTGGATCTTGGTTGCACACGGACGATGGAGCCGTGGTTTTGAACTTAATGGAGAAACTTGTAGGACAGTTGATCCAAAAGATATTCTTATAGTTAGCGATGAGAAACCTTCTGATGATTTTATTGCTCCTAGTACTGGACATCAAAATGCGTGACATGCCACAAGCAGCAGATATACACACAACAATTGATATACTAAAACACAATGTGCATGAATTGCAGAGTCAGTTACAGGAGGCATATATTAAAATTTCTCAGTTAACAGACGAAAACGAGTCGTTAAGTTCTTTAGTACAACGGGATCAATTGTTGGACAAGTAAGTTATATGATTGAGGCAAAAGAATTCAATACTAGAACCGGCAATCTTATTATTCATTCGGAAGATAATATTATTGGACGAAGTATAGAAAACTATGGTGAGTATTGCTGGCCTGAAATAGAACTTATTAAAAGTCATATTGAACCCAATGATTTTATGATTGATGTTGGTGCAGGAGTTGGTACTCACAGTGTAGCACTCGGCCCACATTGTGGGAAAATTTTAGCAATTGAAGCAGATAACGAGAATTACGATCTACTTGTAAAAAATTTAGCCATTAATATGTGTAAAAATGTTACACCTAATCACATGGCACTGGGTTCAGAGTTTAAAAAGGTAGGCACTAACTTTAATTATTCCAAGACAATGATTACTGATAATGGTGATGTTATTATGACTGCTTTGGATAATATCCAAGGATTTCCAGCAGTTAATCTTATCAAAGTAAGTGTAAACGGCATGGAACTTCCTATACTAATGGGAGCAAAGAACACCATGTCTTACTTTAAATGTCAGGTGGTTGTAGACGTTAGCGATAAAGCAAGCAAACCATTTATAATTGACTATCTACGTGGACTCAGCTATAATGTATATGAGTTTAAATGTCCATTGTTTACAACAGCAAACCATAAAAGAAACTCCAAGAATTTATTCGGCAATGCTGCAAAAGATATTATTTTTGCAACATTTACAGAACCCAACTCCAGACTAACACAGGTATAATAATGAAAGAATTATGGACTGAAAAATAGTTTCTATGCATAAATATAGTTGTAAGGAGATTACAACTATGCCATATAATAAACCATTTGCTGAAGAAATAATAACAGAAGAACTTTGTGATTATGGATGCGGTCAAACTGCAAACTACATTTTTAGAAAAGGAAAACTTTGTTGTTCTAATCACCATAATAGTTGCCCAGCAAAACGCAAAGCATTTAGCGATTTAGACCACAGTGAAAGAACAACAAAAAGTCTAGAAACTAGAACTAGGCTAGGTATAACAAAAACTTCACAAATAAAAGCAGCAATCACCCGCAAAGAAAATGGACACTATGACAAACTTGCTGATACAATGCGTAAACATTGGGAAGAGCATCCTTGGAACAATATGCCAAAATGGGGAGTATATAAGGACACAGAAATCAAGTATCAGAGTAAGCCAGAATATAACTTTCTGCAAGAACTTGAAGATGAGCACGACTTAACCTGGGTTAGAGAAAATGTTAAAAGAGGCCCATGTTTTTATTATAACGATCCTACAAGCGGGAAAGAAAGATTGTATATAAGCGATTTCCAGATTGAAAATACTATATTTGAAGTTAAAGGAAACTATACTTGGAATAAACACGGTAAAGACAAAGGTTTGGAAGAAACAAATAAAGCAAAACTTGACAAAGTTAAAGAATCAAACTATAATGCTATATTAGTATTAGAAGGAAAAAGGTTAAAAATATGAAAGCACTCTGGACAGAGTTGTATAGACCTAGCACATTAACAGACTATGTGTTCCGCGATGATGCACAGCGTAAACAAGTACAAGGATGGGTAGACAGCGGAATGATTCCGCACTTACTTTTTAGTGGTGCTCCTGGTGTGGGTAAAACTACACTAGCAAAAATATTAGTTAACCTACTAAACATTAACGAATATGATGTGTTAGAGATCAATGCTAGTCGTGAGAACAGTGTTGATGCAGTTAGGGAGAAAATTACTAACTTTGTGGCAACGATGCCCTTTGGTGAATTTAAAGTAGTACTACTTGATGAGGCTGATTACATTAGTCCCAACGGGCAAGCGGCATTACGTGGTGTTATGGAAACATATGCAAGTACCGCACGTTTTATCCTAACATGTAACTATCCCAATAAAGTTATTCCAGCATTGCATAGTAGATGCCAGGGCTTCCACATTGAGAAAATTGACACCACAGAATTTACTGCAAGGGTAGCAACAGTATGTGTTACAGAAGGTGTTAACGTTGATATTGACACACTGGATAGTTATGTAAAAGCAACGTATCCTGATCTGCGTAAATGCATTAATTTAGTGCAAATGAACACAGTTGACGGCCAACTAGTAAAGCCACAGGAATCAGATAGTGCAACAGCAGACTATAGACTTGCTGTAGTAGACTTGTTTAAAGAAGGAAAGATACTGGATGCACGTAAACTATTATGCACCCAGGTACGTGCGGATGAGATGGACGAGTTGTTTCGTTGGATGTATGATAACTTAGAGCTGTGGAGTACTACACAAGAAGGACAGGATCAAGCAGTGCTAATTATTGCCAAAGGATTACGCAACATTCCCATGGTAGCAGATCAAGAAATCAATTTATCGGCGACATTGGTAGAATTATGTCAAATAGGATAGTTGTTTGTAGTAATCCTGAAGATGACGATTATGTTGGCGAAGAATATAATGCAGACTATTGTAATATTTGCGAATATGACTGGCAGGAACTAAAACAAAAAATACAAAAATACCCTGAGGTTATTTTAAAACACAATGGCAAAAATAAAGATGGTCTTTTCGACCTTATAACTTTCGCTAACTTAATGGGTTTACCTGCCCCTAGCGCACAGAACAGCTTTCACGTAAACACAAATAAAGATCGTAAATTAAATTCAGATGAAGTTTTATATTTAGGTTGTAGTCACACAGCAGGTTCTGGACATAGTAGCCAGGAGACAATGTATACTCATATTCTTTCTAACATGTTAAACAAAAGTGCTAATGTAGATCATCATGCTGGAAAAGGAAACTGGCTTACAGAAGAAAAACTACAAACCTACAATCTAAAAAATGCAACAGTAATTATACAATTTACAGATATTTTTAGATTAAGACTAAACGGATATGATATTCCTGGATATCAGTATAGTAAAAACCAAAGTGCAGTGTTTTCTGATAAAGTTCTTGCAAGTATATTTTTAGAACAAGTTAAAAGAATAGTTAACTTGTTAAGATCTAACAGTGCTAAATTTTGTTTTTTTCATCTGTCACACAACTATCCACAAGAGCGGGAAACTAACAGTATACTTACCACCTATAAAGAATTTGTATATATTCCAGACTTTAACTTAGATACTGCTGATCAAGGACATCATATGGGAGTAATATCTCATACTCACTGGGCAAAACTTATTTACAATAAATTTAATGAGCTATACTAGGGTAGAACTATGTCAGATATAATATGAAGGTGTTATTTAACGACGGAAGCATTTTATCAGACAACTAGACGATTTTTTTAAGCCATATATCTAGTCATAATGCTTAGGCGTTTTTTATTTGCTACCTCATCACAACTGTGCCAACTGTAGGCATCATTCCTTATAATCCAACTGCGATTGATACGGAAATCTATGCTTTTTTTAAACTCTCCTTGAGGAGTATTTAAGTTTGTACCAGTACCACCATATATGTATAACTGCCAAGCAACAGCAATAGCCACACTGTCAACATGGTTACCAACTGCATATCCATGTTCGTCCATGTACAAATGATCCATGGTTTTGCGTTTTCTATAGGGAACATCCAATAATGTGTATACAGCCTGTTGAATGTCTTCGTGATCCATTATATAACGGTAGTAGTCTTGCCAAAATTCTGTGCTAGAGTGTAATTGATACACTACGCGGTGTTGACTGAGTTTTGGTGTGTTTTTTAGCCAATTTTCCTCGGGCCAGTTACCCATGCACTGTTCGTATAACTCAGGGTGTAGAGTATCATCAATAACTACATGCCAGTAGGGTTCCCAGCAAACCTGTGCATTTTTTATCTGATTTATGGTGAAATTCTGGTATTCTTGCCAGTTTATTGTCATAAAAATACTTATCTTTACGGAAATGGTTGACTATATGCTAGTACGTGTTATTATATGTATAGTTAAACAACACGGAGCGAGCAATGAAATATCAAGTTCACCAAGTGCAACTTACAGACGCTGAAGTAGATAAGATCAACGCTGAAGGGCACGATGCTGTAGAGCGTCATGCAATGAAGCTGAAGATGTCCTTTAGCGATGATGCTGGTGGAATTGCTAGCCGCATGTATGGTCAGGGCTTTTATGATCATGTTGCTAACATTACTGCTGATAGCCTCGAGGGTGTGTTCTATACAGGTAACATGGGTCCTGAGGAGAACATCGAGCGTTTGGCGCAGATGAGCAGTGTTAGCGTTGGTGACTTGGTTATTGCTGAGAACGGTGATAAGCATGTAGTTGCTAATACTGGTTTCAAAGAGGTATTTTAATGATCCGTAAAAAACAACCCAAATCCGAAATGGTCATAGACCTCACAGGTCCTGATGGCAATGCGTTTGTGTTAATGGCCACTGCAACAAATTTGGCTAGGCAGTTAGGTCTGGACTCAGATAAAATTGTCAAAGACATGAAGTCAGGCGATTATGAAAATCTGGTTAACGTCTTTGACAGCTACTTTGGTTCATTTGTAATTTTAGAGAGATAGTAAATGGCTTTTAAAATTCGGTTAGGTGGTACGAATGAATTCGTATCTGGGATTGATCCTTACGCTTCTCATTGTGTGCCACCAGGTGAGGTGACATTTGTAGAGGGTTGGGAAAATCCCTCTGCGATAGTCTTTCCCACAATAACTGCGGCCAAGAGGGCTAAGGAAAAAGTGTGGGATATCGAAGGTTTTCACACTACGATTGAATCTTATGACTGAGTACAGTTCAATGGCGGAAGCTAGGGCGGCATTTGTGCGAGAAAGACTTGAATTCCTAGCACAACAAAGACTCCTTCTTATGCAACAAGAAGGCGTTATTGCTGAATCTAGGCGTGAAATTGAACGAGAAATCGTTGAATTAAATGTTGAAGAACTAGATTCTGCGCCGACCTGGAACAAAATTCGATTGTAATTTTAGAAAGATAGTAAATGGCTTTTAATAAACGGTTGACGTACATGTCATATATGTTACTATATGTATAGTTAGTTAGCTTCTTAATTTAAACTGCTATGAGGACCAAGACAAATGAAACGCATCGATAACACCACTGCCTATCCCCTTAAAGACGCAATGGCACTGGCTGTGATGGCTCAGCGCATTAACGACGATTACTTGCCTCGCGATGACATTAAAAAAGACGCCGAGGGCGAATTAATTAGTTGCCGTGTAGCCAACAAAGACCTAATTAAATATGGTCTTGGAATATTAAAGCCTACAAATTCTTTATACCAGTTCTCAGGACAATTTCAGTTTTATACTGATAATGTTGCTGACGATGATGACTTAGAAGTAGCGCAAGAGATTATTAGCTACTATACCGGTCTTATGTTTAAAGCCATTGGTGGCAAAATTAACGAGTTTGAAGAACGTGTACTTGAAATTGTTAAAGCTGATACCGTTACGGCATACGACATTGGCGTTATTGCTAGCTTACCCAAGAGCTACGCTCGTAATGTTACTCGTGAAGCTGTAGAGCAGAAGCAACGTGAACTAAGTGACTCTAGCATGCATATTGGTACAGTAGGGGACACAGTAAACATGGACTTGGAAATTATGCGGTTTAACTTTATCCAGAAGTTAAACTGTTATGTTGTCAATGCTCAATGTGACGGAAATTTAGTAGTATTTTTTACTAGTAACAATGATTTTAATGGCCCTACTAATGTTAAAGTACGTGGCCGTGTAAAACGTCATCAAGTTAGTAGTTATCATGGTGGCAAGGAAACAGTCTTTAACTACGTAAAGGTGACCTAAAATGGATAAGGTCTTCATGTTATTGTTTAGTTTTGTCCTAAACACACCTGAAGGTCCGCGAGACGAGATCTTTCAGGTTTATAGCAAGCATTTTGATACTCAGGAGTCTTGTGAGTCAACTCTAAATAGCTGGAGTTATCTTATCAAAGCTGGCGCAGCGGATAAATTAAATGGTATGTTAAAAAAGGGTTTTGCTGTAGAGCTTAAATCCGTGGTGTGTGCTGTACAGCCTGTACTGCCCAACAAGCCACAGGATGAGCCCAGCACCAAGTACACGCCTAGTAACGTAGGCTAGTAGGGCGTTGCGGGCCCTACGATGAAGTGGCTGTTAACCACAAAAATAACGCACGATGCCAAGTAGGCGAGAAGCAGGGCTTCTCAGAGAACCAAAATATGGCTTGTTGCTCTGGAAGGCAAGGTCTATTGGGAAGAACGGAAGACGACCTCTTGTGGAGTCATTAATAAACAACGGCGCAGAAGCTATGTTGTCCCCGAAGAAAAATAGCCCCTTAGGGGGTTATTTTTTTGACTAATGCCCGCCATTATTAAACTTATCACGTAATTTATTAACAAAGTCCCACAACGAACCTATTTGTTTATTAACAACGTCCACTTCAGCTCTGAGCCTTACTGTCTCAACGTATGTGTCACGTTTTTCTAAGTCGTCTAGGTCTTTACGAAGGTTTTTTACTTCAGATTGTAACTTAACAGCTACAACTATTGCACCAATAAGAAAAAGAATCTGATGCCAGTACTGTGAAATGAGCTCCATCATATAACTATCGATTGACATGTATTCTATATATGCTAATATTAAGTATGGAAAAAATAATTTTAACAGATGTTGATGGTGTATTGCTGAACTGGGAATACGCTTTCGGAACGTGGATGGAAGAACACGGTCATACAATGATCGAGAATGGTAATTTTATCTACAATATTGGAAAACGCTTTGATATAGACAAGAACGAAGCAAGCAAATTAGTTCGTTTTTTTAATGAAAGTGCGACGATTGGTTATTTGCCAGCATTACGTGATTCTCAGCATTACGTAAAGCTACTGGGTAATTTGGGATATAAATTCCATGTTATTACTAGTCTAAGTAAAAATCCCAATGCACAACGATTACGCACTAAAAACCTTGAAAAACTGTTTGGCAACGTTTTTGAAAAGTTTATCTACTTAGACACTGGTGCAGACAAAGATGTTGTTCTAGAGCAATATCGCGACACTGGATTACTTTGGGTAGAAGACAAACCAGCCAATGCTGAAGTTGGCGTTAACATGGGGTTAAAAGCAGTTATAATGGAACACGCCTTCAATTTACATTATGAAGGCGTGGCACCATTTGTTAAGAACTGGGCTGATATTTACACTCTTGTGACAGGCAACCCAGTTAATATTAATATTGATATAGTGTAACTAGCGTTATGCGTACTTAACTGCTTTTCCTGCCATTATTAGCTTCATTGTGCAAGTTACTTGATTTGTAGTAACTCCCATGGTATACCAGCCCTGGCTTGCATCATAAGCGGCTGCAAATGCGTCGCTGTAACCATCACTGTCAGTAGCAACAGTCTGAGCGCCTGACCAATTATAACTATCCTCGGCAGTCCAATCAGAAATTTCAACAGTATCTCCTGATGCCCATGATCCTGGATCGCCGCCATCATGCGTTAATGTTTGACTATAGAACTTGTCGTCATCAGCAGCTTCGTTATATCCAAAGCCAGTCCAGTGGACGTTTCTGTCGCCCTCGCCGTCTACATACAAGTCATTTAGTAGCGTAACTTTAACTTTTGCAGTAACACTTCCATCAGCGTTTGGCTCTTTTGAGCTAGTCCAATCAAATGTAGCAATAGCTGCACTAGTAGGTGTAACTGTATGCTCAGCTACAAGATCTACTTCATCTACTGTAATTTTAACTTTAGCATCTTCAGAACCATATTGATCCTGGTGCAATTTTAGTGCAATTTTATAACTAGCCATTACGGCCTCCTTTAAACATGTTTATATAAATTATTTATCGCCATATATAGACAGCACTTCAGTGACCACAGGATGTCTTTCAATGTCTGTGTTCTGGAACTTAACAAATTGAATATATTGGCTCTGACTATATTTATAATATAAGTTACCAAAATTAATTAAACCATTCTGTGATTCTTGGCGATCAGTTTGCTGAATATCGCCAGTAACTGCCATGCGACTTTCGTCTCCAATTCGTGTTAGTAACATTTTCATCTGATTTGGTGTTGCGTTTTGCATTTCGTCTGCAATAATAAAAGCGTTTTTGAATGTTCGACCACGCATAAAGGCTAGTGGTGAAATCTCAATTACTGACTCGTCTATCATTGTTTTTATTTCTTTTGGTCCATAGTATTCTTGTATTACATCAAAAATAGGCCTGGTCCATGGCTCCATTTTGCTGTTAAGGTCTCCAGGTAGAAAGCCGTGCTTCTCATCGTCCACTCCCACTGCTGGGCGTGTAATCACAATCTTATTAATACTACCATCTTTTAATGCTTTAATTGCGGCTAGTACCGCGAGCATAGTTTTACCAGTTCCGGCTGGTCCTACGCCAAAAACAATTACGTTACTTGGATCAAGTAATTTGGTAATGTATGTTTCTTGGTTAAGATTACGGGGTACAAGAACCACTTTGTTCTTGCGCTGAATATATTCGTTAATATTAATGATATTTTGATTGTCTTGAGTATGTTTAGGCTTGTGTTTTGTCCTTCGACTCATTTACTAGTCCTCCTGTTAGAAAGTCGAGGACAAATACCATTGATTTTACTGAGAGCATCCGCCCTCCTTTCAAAAGTATTTAATACGCCGGTCTAGCCATTATAGCATGCTATTTGAGTTTCTGCTCTGCAAAGCCATAAAAAAGTTTATTAATAAAATCTGTATGGGCAGACTCTGCTGGATGAGTAGTATAAAAAGGATAGCCATTGTCTGCTGCCCATTTAAAGAATCCTGGAAAATGATAGAAATTATTCTGATCCAAACTATCATACAAATTTTGTGTACTCGCGTCCCAGGGGACATTTTGGTTAAATATACATTCATCTACATAGGTAAAAATATATTTTTTATTACGTTGTTTTAACCAGTCTTGAAGATAAACTATCTCTTTAAGAGTACTATACGTCTCCCAGGATTCATTATTACCCACGTGCTTGTAATACATCTCACTAAAGTCTGCTAGACCGGTAGACTGAGCAACTAGCTGTTGTTTCTTATAATGAGAAAAAACACCCTGTGCAAAATTTTGAAATGCCTCTAGTATAACATTTTGATCTCGTTCATGAGTCCATGGTGTTATGCTATACCAAGGACTATCTTTTTCTAGAGTGTTATAGTTAAACTTAAATTCAAAACGTGTAGGGAAACTCCACATAACAGCTACGACATGATCTATGTTACGTTTATCTAAAGAACTTACAGTGTTAATAATATTTCTAGCAATAGCCGGATTACTCCATCCGCCCTGTGCTACACACATGTACTTCATACCCAGTTTATGTGCTAAAAAAGCACTCCAGGTAAGCTCGCTAGGTTGTTGTGTGGTGCAGTCTGCTAGTTCATTACCATAGGTAAAACTATCGCCACCTGCTACTAATACTGTCATTTATTGGTATTGGCCTTGTTAATATAATATGCTACTATTAATAAATATATTTATACAAGAGAATTTACTACATAGTCCAACGATGTATAAATATAACTATATATAGGTGGCACCACTATGGACATTAAAAAAATTGTAGAAAATACCAAGAAGATTTACATGAGCGAGTCTAGTTTAGAACTACTCATGGACTTTGAACGAGTATTAGACGAAGTTGATATGTATGCTTTTAAAAACTGGAAGCGAGGAGAACTTGTTGAAGGGCCAATAAAACACAAACACTGGGTAGAATGCACATTTATGTATCCGAACAAAATGATGCCTGACCCGGACGGTGGAAAAAGACTACTAGGATACAAAGCTATAGTAGAGTACAAAAAAGACAAGTTATCGACTCCAGTTAAGGTAGAAGACTACGGCGACTTCAGGCCTGGCACTAAAAAGCCTAAAATGAAAGAAGATCCAGTTTGGTTGGTAAAAATTAAAATGCCATCAGAACTTGTTAAAGACACCCAAGAAGGATTTGTTGAATTAGAAGGTCGTGATATTGATCTAAGTGAACTTGAAAATGCTTATGACCAAGACTTAAACGACATGACAGCAAATCAGAGTGTCGATCAAACTATGGCACCTGGAGCATAATAATGCAGGTTACAGAAGGTTTAGAATCAAACGATCTACAGGACAGAGTACAGGCTAAAGTTCACTTTGATGAGTTTGCTCCCAAGATGGGCAAAGACGATCAAGTAGTGGTAGTAAGTTTTATGGTTATGGGACAAGATGCTGCTAAAGACTTAGAGAGTTTCCTAGAAAAAGGTTATTCCTGGCTCTTGGATGCAGAAACAAGTGCAGGAGAAAAAGAACCTAGCATGTATCTAGTATTTGTAGAGGCAGAACGCAGAAACTATTTTCCAGAAAAATTTATGAGCCTTATTGGTGATCTAGAAAACATCACAGGAATAAAATCTAAAGACTGGGTCATGAAGTATTACCAGGGAACACGACGTGATCCCAAGTACCAGTTAACTAAACAGAATATGATTACACATATTCCATTAAGTCCAAGAAAATACCGTCAAGCTAAAGCTAGTGAAAGCATGTTAGAAAGCATGCTTAATATTGCTAGAACTCCACGAAAGAAAGGCGACACACATGAACTTAGAGCAACTACAAAAAGATCTAGAGGTTGACGAAGGCGTAGTTTACGCTGTATACAAAGACCATCTAGGTTATCCTACATTTGGCATTGGCCACTTAATACTAGAATCAGATCCAGAATATGGACAAGCAGACGACACGCCAGTAACCGAGGAGCGTGTTACAGAAGCGTTCCAAAGCGACTGCGAAATAGTTTTAAAAGACTGTAATATACTTTATTCAGACTTTGACGAGTTACCAGAAGAAGTACAATTAATTATTGCTAACATGATGTTTAACATGGGTCGTCCAAGACTAAGCAAGTTTAAAGGAATGAAGCGTGGAGTAGACGCAAGGGATTGGAATCAAGCAGCAGATGAAATGGTTGACTCGGGATGGTACAAACAAGTAACTAACCGAGCTGAAAGATTAGTTAAACGGATGCGAGCTCTAGCGTAAATGCTATAAATATGTTTAAGACAACCCAGTCAATAAACGTTATGCAGTGAGTAACATTAGAAAAACAACCATTAGGAGCAAGAATAAATGGCAAATTGGAGAACAGGACACGGTGTTGACCCAGTAGGCACCATTACTGAAACAAATATTGATACTTGGTGGGCAAGTAAAGATCGTACAATCGCACATGGCTGGGACGATGCACATGGCCACATTACAAAGGTTATTAGTCAGGGTATTCCAGCAGGACACTCTGTAAAACATGGGTTAAACGACGCAGGCAACAAATATTACCTCACTATCAGTGGCGATAATATTAATAAAACCTGGGATTAATTATGGGCTTAAAACTCGTTGGAGTAATGATGATTGTTATGGCCGCAATGGCTGGAATTGGATATTGGTATTACACTGATACTCAAAAAACCATGCGTATATTAGTGGCTAATGAAGCAAAAGCTACACAGGCCGCTAAAACAGCGGAAGCCGCTACTAAAGCTATACAGGAAAATCTCCAACGAGTTTCCCAGCAATTACAAGAAGTAAACGAAGATTTTGCAGCAAGTAGAAAAAATAATAACATTCTATCAAAAAAATTAGGCAGACATGATCTAGGAAAACTTGGAGAGAACAAACCAGGACCAGTGCAAAAAATAATTAACAGTGCTAGTATAAAAGTACTACGTTGTTTTGAGCTAGAAAGTGGTGCTAAATTAACGGAGAAAGAGAAAAATGCTAAAACAGGCCAGAAGTTCAACAGTGAGTGTCCTTGGCTTATGCCTAGTCGCACTGCTAATTAGCGGTTGCAGTTCCACTCCTAGAGTACTTGAAATATCCAGTAAACCTGTAGATATGCCTAAGTTAAATCTGCCTCAAGCAGACGTTTTAGATCTCCAACAACGTAAAATAAAATGGCTAATAGTCAATCATGAAAACTTTAAAGACGTTATGGCAAAACTAAAGAAAGACGGACGTCCAGTAACTTTGTTTGCACTTAATGATCAGGGTTATGCAAATCTTGGTCTTACTTTAAGTGACATACGTGCATATATAGAACAACAAAAAACAATTATCCTAGCATATGAAAACTACTATAAAGAAGCTGACAAGGCTGTTAATAAAGCCAACGATCAAATGATAAAAAATAACGACGAATGGAAGAAAACACAGGAAAAAACTGATAGTACTCCAGGGTTTTTGAAAAAGTTATTTAATTAAAATGGCTAGTATAAATGGTGGGACTCAGTTAGGGCTTAATACCGGAACTAACAACTCATGTCGAAATTGCGGACATGGCAGTCATTGTGGTACTAGACTGACTGAAGAAACCAATAATGCATGGGGAAACCGTCTAGGTATGCTAGTTATATGTCAGAGCTGTAGTTGTGATAGTTGTAATAAAAAGAAAGATTAGGATAAGCAATATGAAACAAATTTTAGCAGCAGGGTTAATAGCTATCTTAGTATCGGGATGTGCATTATCAGATGCTATTCCTAGTTTTTGGGATGATAACCAAAGCGCACGTATAGTGGATATGTATGTAAAGTCTACTAATTTAGATTGTAAACAACCACACTTACCTCAGGTTAAGAGCATGAAAGATGACTTACAGTGGTTTGAGCTGTACAGTAAAAGCAAAGGCTGGTTACAACGTGACGTAATTAAATTAATTGCACCTATGCAAAAGACTGTACTAGAATTTTATAAACGTAGCAGTGGTGAAAAGCAGGGCAGTGTAGCATATTGCGAGATTAAGAAAAAATTACTAATTAAGCAGAGCAAAGACAGTGCAAAATCAGTATTAGGAAGGTATGACTTATAATGGATAAAGCAATAGAAGATCTTAAAGCTCTTATGGACGATGGACCAGATTGGGCAAAAGAACGTGCAGGTATTGTATTAGATTTGCACAGTCAACATGAAGCAGGCGATATTTCAGATGATGAATTTGCAGAATTATTAGAAGATCTAATACGTACAGATCAATTAGATGAAGCGAGTGACAATCTAGATATGAAAAATAACTTTGTAACGTCCGTAATGGCGTTAAAGAATGTTATTGGTGCAGTGCTGTAACTATTCCTATAAATTTTAATCATAAGTAAAGGTGGCAATCAAGAGTATTGCCACCCTAGTTTTGTGAGTCAGGAGTACTCACAATGAAAGGATACATTATGAAACTAGTAACAGCAATCATCAAGCCCTTCAAGCTGGATGAGGCTAAGGAAGCTCTGGAAGGTATAAACATCTATGGGCTTACAGCTTCTGAAGCAAAAGGGTATGGTAGACAAAAAGGTCACACGGAATTATACCGTGGGGCAGAATACACAATAGATTTCCTCCCAAAAATTAGGTTAGAAATGGCAGTAGCTGACAATCAAGTAGAGTTAGTGATCGAGTGTCTATCCGCAGTTTTGAAAACAGGAAAAATAGGCGATGGTAAAATTTGGACAACACCAATTGATACCATGGTAAGAGTAAGAACAGGAGAAACTGGGGAGAACGCATTATGAGTGAATTACATTATGCCCTAGATACATTTTATTTCTTACTCAGTGGCGTGTTAGTCATGTGGATGGCAGCAGGCTTTACTATGCTAGAAGCTGGCATGGTACGTACAAAAAACGCAAGTGAAATTGTAATGAAGAACTTTGCTTTATATGGAGTAGCATGTATTATGTTCCTCTTTATAGGGTATAACATTATGTATGGCACTCCAGGCGATTTGTTTGTGGGTGGTGACCACAAAGCAGCAACAGCAGATAACTATTATTCAAAATTAAGTGACTTTTTCTTCCAACTAGTATTTGTTGCAACAGCAATGAGTATTGTAAGTGGAGCAGTTGCAGAACGTATGAAGTTGTGGGCGTTCTTAGTTATTGCAGTAGTTGTAACAGGAGTTATCTATCCTATCCAAGGAAGCTGGAGTTGGGGTGGAGGCTGGCTTAGCGATTTTGGATTTAGCGACTTCGCTGGTTCAGGTATTGTGCATATGTTTGGTGGAGCCACTGCATTAGCAGTTGTTTTACAATTGGGTCCACGCAAAGGCAAGTATAGCAAAGACGGAAAGCCACAACCTATAATGGGTAGCAACTTAGTACTAGTAGGATTAGGCACATGGATCCTATGGATGGGTTGGTTTGGTTTTAACGGTGGATCACAGTTAAAATTAAGCACACTTGCTGATGCAAATGCAGTAGCGCAAATATTTGTTAACACAAACCTTGCGGCGGCCGGTGGATTACTGGCAACAATGATTGTTGCAAAAGTACTCACGGGCAAAACAGACTTAACACTTGCACTCAACGGGGCACTTGCTGGTCTTGTTGCTATTACAGCAGACCCACTCAGTGGTAGTGCTATGGTATCAACTATTATTGGTGCTATAGGCGGTGTTATCGTTTACTTTAGTATTATTGGTTTAGATAAGTTAAAGATTGATGACGCAGTGGGTGCTATAAGTGTGCATGGTGTTGTAGGCATATGGGGCGTATTAGCAGTGCCCTTAACAAATGCTGATGCAACAATTCTTGCTCAACTTGCAGGCATTGGTGCTATAGCTGGTTTTACATTTGTAACTACAAGTGTATTTGTTTTTATAGTTAAGAAAACAATGGGAATTCGTGTTAGTGTAAAAGAAGAACACGAAGGATCAGATATAGAAGAATTAGGGGTAACAACATATCCAGAGTTCAAAATGTCGGCTAAATTTTAAGGAAAGAGGGGGTTAAAAGCCCCCTTTTTTTGACTAAATAAAGGAAGGAGCAAGTGATGGATATACCTACGCCGGGCGTGGCGGCATTAGAAATAACTGAATTTCTTTTACCTTATATTGGTATGGTTATGATTGTTATCATAGGATTTATGATAAAGGATTTTGCAACCAAATTGAGTAAAGGTATTGCATTTTCTATGAATAAACAATTTCAAGAAGGCGATCATGTTTTAGTTGATGGCGAAAGGGCTCTTATTGTAAAAATTGGGATAACACAAACAGTATTTGGTGTTACAAAAGATGCTGGTCCGTTAGAAGGTGATTATGTTTGGCGTTATGTTCCTAACGAACGTATTGCATTTCTTAAAATAGAAAAAGTTATATTCGATCATACTCCTACTAGTAACAAACAACATATTAAAGCAAATACTGAAAAAATTGAGGAGTTGAAGAATGGCTTTGGATAAGGAAGGTGTAACCATAGTTGAGGTTGACCGTAGTACCACAGAGGTTGAGCAGACTAGCTGGTACAATCAAGCACATGCAGAAGCAATCGACAAATGGAGAATCTGGCCTCGTTTACTGATCACATTGTATGGCGTTATGTTCTACAGAACAACAGAATGGTTCATGTCTCTACCTGATCCAACTAACGCCCAAAGTGCCTTTATATCTGTTATTGTAGGCGCAGGTGCTGCATGGTTTGGACTATATTGTGGATCTGGCGGCGGTGGCAAAAGCTCAAAAAAATAATTATTTTATTACCTTGATTTTTAGTGTATAATTATATGTATGGATTACTATGAGTTACTCGGGGTAGATCGCCGAGCATCAGCTGACGAAATTAAAATAGCATTTCGCCTTAGGGCAAAGAAGATGCATCCTGACACGGGCGGTGATCCAGAAGAATTTAGACAGATCAGCGAAGCATATGAAATCCT